GGAGGAGGGGTGGAGCGCCACCGTGATCTCTCATAAGGACTCGTCTACAGCGCACCTTTACGGGATGTTCAAGAGGTTCTGCGATCATGCGCGCTTGCTTCCGCGACGAGTAAAGGCCAACAGACGGCAGCTTGCGTGGGCTCACGATTCCAAGATCAGTCTCGAGACCGCGGGCGGCAAGGAAGCGGGGCGATCAACCACGAATCGGATCGTTCACGCTTCGGAGCTGGCGTTCTGGGATAACGCCGATCCGACCTGGCTCGCATTGGCTCAGACCGTGGGTGACTATCCGAACACGATGGTGTTTCAGGAGTCCACCGCGAACGGTATGGGTGACCTGTTTCATCGGAACTATCAGGCCGGAAAACAAGGTAAATCCCGATACAAGAGCCTGTTCTACGCATGGTGGGAGCACCCGGAGTATCGCATCAAGTTGACCAGGAGGAGAGCGTCTCAGGTCATGCAAAAGCTGGATGATGAGGAGATGTCTGGCATTGAGCAGTTTGGATGGGACGCCGAGCAGGTGGCGTGGCGGCGATTCACCATTCACGACAAGTGTGGCGGTGACGTGACGTATTTCCACCAGGAGTATCCATCCACGGATGACGAGGCATTTTTGACCTCGGGATCTCCGGTGTTTGATCCTGAGCAGGTTGCTGTCAGGCTTCGGCGTGCGAGTGACTTGGAGCCGCTAGTCGTCGGAAACATCGGTTACAGTGGAAGGGACGTTTAGGAAGAACGGAGCAGAAACATGCGGAAACACACGAATTTCGGTCACCACGACAAGCGCGCCACGGGTGGCGGGCAAGACATCAAGTGTAGTGAGGGCAAGACGCAATCGGCAGCCAAGAGGCAGATCGCGAATGACGGCGCCGCGAAGATCAAGGCAAAGTCGAGTCCGATTCATGTCGGGGGGGCACGGGCGTCGACCTGAGTCGCTTTCAGATCGAGGCGCACCCGGCGGGTCCTTTCAGCATGTGGCGACAGCCGCACGCGGAAAGGGTCTATGTGGTCGGTGCAGACCCGGCCAGCGGCAAGAGCAAGAAGCACGACTGGGCCGCGGCGGTTGTGGTGGACGTGGCGACTGGTGAGGACGTGGCGACCTGGCGTGGTCATGTCGAGCCTCGAGAACTTGCGGAAGTAGCCTCGTTGCTTGGTGAATACTATGCCGGGAGCACCGGGCAGGCGCTCGTGGTGCCGGAGGCCAACAACCACGGCATAGCGTTTTTGGACGAGTTGCGCCGACTTGGATACCAGTCGATTTACAGCCGACGAGTCTGGGATCGAGTGGAGAATGACTACATCTCGCAGTTGGGTTTTACGACCTCGATGCGAACGCGACCCATCCTGATAAATCGGGGTCGTGCGGCGCTTGCGGATGGGGAGGTGCGGATAAACAACCCGGTAATCTTGCAGGAGATGATGACCTTCGTCCGAGACGACAACGGAAAGGAAGATCATCAGCCAGGGTGTAATGACGACACGCTGTTTGCCTGGTGTCTTGCACAGGAAGGTCGGGCCGTGACATACTCGTCTGCGCTCGTGCAGCAAGAGGACGAGCTTCCCGCCCCAGGTTCTCGAGAGTCGAGAATCGCGGAGCAGCGTTGGGTCTGGGAGTCGGCAGAGAAGAAAATCGAGGGAAGCAGGGTCGTGCACGACGACGAATATCTCTTTTCGGATATCTGATGGTCCCGATAGAAACAGCTCTGGCGTTGGTCTCAGTGGTCGCCGTTTTTGTCGCGGTGGCGATCTGGTTCGTGCTTCAGTCGGCTCTTGTCCGCGCTCACAACGAAGTGCGGCACGCTCACATGCAACTCTATCGCATGGCCGCTCTCGCCAAGGCGGGAACGTTGCGGGAGGTAGCATCGTTTGAAGCTGCGGAGTTGCCGGCGTCCTCTCCGAGATCATTTCCGAACGATGAGCAACTGGCCGGTGAAGAGGTCAAAGAGCGTTACGAGGAATTTGCCAAGTCTATAGGACTCGCGGAGGCTGGCGACGTAGCGCCTGGTCACCTCGGAGGGGAGCCGCTGTTAGGTGAGCCGGACTGGAAGGTTGTCGGGTATCCACCAGCGGCGGAGCGTGACCAGTGAATATCGGCGGCACGATGGCGGGGGCGGCGTATCAGTCGGGCGCGGGGCGCTCGTCGGCGGGTCAGGCCAAGGCCGCGGTGTTGAACTCGTGGCGTCACCAGGAGAACTATGTTCCAGATGACGCCGACAGCGAGATACTGGCACAGCTATACCGTCGATGGGACCCGTTTGGGAAGGATGCCAATCACTACGAGTTTCAACGCCAGTGGTGGCTGAACGTCTCCTATCTGGCAAACCTCCAGTATGTTGAGTGGGACAACATACAGCACCGCATCAAAAACCCTCCGAAGCCGACCTGGCGCATACGCGCGGTCATCAATCGGATTCTTCCTATGGTGCAGAGGTTGCACGCCAAGATGGCGGCGGACCAGGCCGACTTGCGAGCCTCACCTAGATCGCAGGACCAGGAAGACACGGAAGCCGCGTTGTTGGCGGACCAGGTTCTCACCTTTCTGAAGGACCATCTCCGCTACAACGAAGTGCGGAACGATGTCACGGCGTGGGCCGCGACGTGCGGCACGGGATTCATGAAATTCACATGGAACCCGAGGGCCGGAAAGAAGATCACCAGGCGCTACTCCGATGGCCGCAACGAGGTCGCGTTTGAGGGCGATATACAGGTTGAGGCAGCATCACCGTTCTCGATCCGAGTGCCGCAGCTCCGCACTTCGGTGGACGAGATGGAGTGGATAATCCAGGCAAAGACGCGGTCGATCGAATACGTCCAAGAGCATTGGCCGGACAAGGCGGCGTACATATATCCATCCCAATCTGGTCATCGCGACTCGTGGATGGAGGACCGGATACCGCACTTGGTCGGGATGCGAGGATTTAGTGGTTCGCTGGACACGGAGAGCGACCCCAATTCGTGCCTTGTTGTGGAGTGCTGGACTCGACCGTTTGCAAACCGCACAGCGACGGGAAAGATGCTTGAGTGGGACAAGGGAATGCGCGCCGTAGTTTGCAACGGCGTCGTGCTCGAGCATGGTGGACTCCCAAATCAGGGAGACAAGTATGTTGGTAATCCATACAACGAGCTCGGTGTGGGGCTTCCTTTTGTCGATTATCACCACATCCGTATTCCGGGTCGGTTTTGGGGGATGGGTCTACCAGAGCCGCTCATGCCGATCCAAAGGCTCTACAACGAGCAGCGATCTCGCATCATGGAGCACAACCGGCTGTTTACCGCCGGCAAGGTGATGGCTCCGAAGGGTCACGGGGTTCCATCGACGCACTTCACCAACCGTCCAGGTGAGTGGCTGGAGTACAACCCGAACCTTCCGGCCCCCCAGGTGTGGACCCCACCTCCACTGCCGGAGACCGTCTTCAAAGACCTCGAGTGGATGGTCAGGGAGATGCAGGACATTGCCGCGCAACAGGACGTGACTCAGGCCAAGGCGCCCGCGTCTGTCCGTTCTGGTGTCGCGATCCAGCTATTGCAAGAGGGCGATAACCAGGTGATGGCGATGCCGCGGCAACGGCTTTGGGCATCTGATCGTCGGGGGGCTCAGATCCTTTTGACGTTGGCACAGAAGAAGTACACCGAGCAGAGAACGCTTACCGTTTCTGGTCAGGGTCGCCAGTACGAGGTCAAGTCGTTCACGGGAGCGGATCTAAAGGGTCACACCGACGTTCGGTTGTTTGCCGAGGCGAACACGCTGGACAGTAGGGCGGCACGCCAGCAAACGCTCATGGATCTGATCCAAATAGGTGCTCTCGATCCTAAGAACCCGGACCACCTTGAGGTGATCTACCGCGCGCTCGAGCTCGGTGACATCAAGGACTACATCTACGAGAGGACGCTCGACACAAAGGTTGCGGAGAGGGAAAACGCGGTGTTCTTGGAGGAGGAAATGCAGCAACTCCAGGCGCCCAACCCGGCATATTTCGAGGACCACCAGGTCCATATCCGCATCCACAACAAGGCAAGGAAAAGCGGCGCGTATCGCTCAATGCCGCCAGACATCCAGGCGGCATTTGACCAGCATGTCGCGGTACACGAGCAATTTTTAGCCGCAGAAATGGCGGCGCAGCAGGAGGCGGTTGCCTCGACTGCCGGGACGCCAGGAGAAAAGGGGCAGGCCCCGACCTCCGGCGCCGGAACGTCTGGCGGATCGCAGAAGGAAAGCAATGGCGAAAGCGAAGGCGCGGCTCAAGGCGGCGGTAACCAAGGCGCACAAGGCTCTCGAAAAGGCGATTCAGGCGCAGGAGGTTGAGGACAACGAGGCGGCGCGTAACGAGGTGGAGCGGAGAGAGCTTGCCCTTGAACGCGCCGAGAAGGAGCTGAGCGACTCGGACTCCGAGCTGCCGAAGTGGACCGCCGCGCAGAAGAAGGCCATGGACCGGATCAGTGATTTGGAGGTGGCGAAGGACGAAGCCAAGAAAGCCATTCAGGAGGCGTATCGGGATCTGTGGCCTGAACTGCCCGACGACGAGAGACTCCGGCGATGGAGGATGTTTTGCAAGGACGTGGTGATTCAATCGCATGGGATGCTGTTCGACGGCGTTCCGATGGACGCGGATACGATCCCAGAGTCCTACTTCGGTCAGTCATACGAGCACTATGTGATGTCCCATGCCTAAGGAGGTCACGCACGAGTGGAGCGAGAGCTGCCCGTTTTGTCAGACGCAAGACGAGCACGAGCGAGTCAGGCAGGAAAACGATGACCGTGTTCGCAAGCGCCAGGTTAAGCATCAGATAGAGGAGAAGTACCACGACCGGCGTGAGGAAACGCCGTCGTGGGCACGGAGATGACAAAGAAGGGATCACTTGAGGCAGCCCAAGAGTTATTTGCGACTCATGGACTGGACGACGAAAAGGAGTCGGTCGGTGAGGACCGTGACGATCAGGGGCGGTTTGTCGCTAAGAGTGACGACCCGGCTCCCGAAGCGGCCCCAGATCCGGCTCCCGAAGCGGTCCCAGATTCGGCTCCCGAAGCGGCCATGGTGGATATTGTCTACAAGGGACGGACCATCCAGAAGCCGATCAGCGAGGTCGTCAATCTGGCGCAAAAGGGTTTCGCTTTTGAAACCAAGAATGCCGAGCTGGATAGAGAGAGTTCTGACTTCAAGAACTATCTCGAGTACAAGTCCATGCTTGAGGGCAACCAAGAGCTCGCCAACGTCATAGCGGATGCGCTTGTGTACAACAGCCAAAGCGGCATGGTCCCGCGGCTTGTGCAGCACGGAGGCGAACTAGATCATGGCGAAGCACCAGTCAGCGCCGTGATGCCGGCGGCAGATCGCGCGCGGCTGAACAACATCGAGGCGTACCAGCAGCAGCAAATCATGCAGGAAGCGCAAGCGGATCTTTCGCACCGCATGACGAACGCCATACAGAACAACCCCGCCCTGGCGGCACTCTCTCGGCAATCCCTGACCGGGTCGGGTGGAACCCAGGACGCGGCACTTGACCTCCTCGCAGGACAACTTGCATCCGACCCGAGCGCAGATGTCGACGCCGAGGCAGCCTTGCTGTCAAGTCGGCTTCGTTACCTTGCCCCGTCCCAGGGCGAGGCGTCTGGCGCCGTGGCAACGAATGCCGTTTCCCATAGCGCACCGACGTCCAGTGCTCCCACGGATACCTATCTCGCCGGCAAGAAGTCGGACGAACAGGTGTTCCGTTCCGAACCGGCTCAGGGTGCCGATGGGATGGTCCCGTCGCCTGTAACGCCGGAGAGGCTAACTGGAAGGGATCTCGAAAGTGGAAAGGTGCGGCGTGGTGCGCTGGATTTCTTGCGCTCGCGCATCCTGACCTAACTCGAGAGCCTTCAAGGAGGATTTCATGACTTTGGACACCACTGGTGCCACCAGGTCTGCGATCGACCAACTCCTCAAGGAGCACTATCTTGGCCCGATTAGGGAGCAGCTCAATAGCGAAGCACTCCTTGATCGCCGGGTGGAGCGCAACACGGAGAACGTCGACGGACGGCAGGTGAACATTCCCCTGCACACGGGGCGCACGCGCGCCATTCAGGCGGCTCTTGAGGGCGGGCTTCTCCCGACCGCACAGAGCCAGACGTACACCACGATGACGTTTCCGGTTGGGTACAACTACGGCGTGATCCGGGTGCATGGGCCGGCGATGGCTTCGTCGCGCACCAACCTGGGCGCGTTCATTCGTGTTCTCGACCAGGAAATTCGCGGGATGGTCCGCGACATCAAGAACGACCGAAACCGTCAGCAGTTTGGAGACGGCTCCGGGCGCCTTGCCATTTGCACGGGAGCATCAGCGGGCGCCGTGATTCCGGTGCAACAGGTGTGGGATTCCGGCAACCAGGCGTCGGCGTTCAAACACATATACCCGAACGATCGCCTTGCTCTGGAAGATGTGTCAACCACCGGGACCGCGGTCGCCCTCACGGGGACTGGTAACTATGCTCTGGTGTCTTCGGTGGACTACAAGGGCAAGACGGTGACGATGACGGCAACCGTGACGGCCACAACGGCGGCGGGTGACGCGCTGTTCAAGGGGCCGGACGAAAACACGGCGATCACGGCATGGGCGGATGATTCAAACTTCCGAGGTATCGACCTGGGAACACCGAACACCGCAAAGACCAAGAAGGAACTGATGGGTCTGGTGGGGATCATCAACGGACCCAACGGTTTCCCGAAGGACGGGGCATCGGCCTATTCGGCAATGTGGCAGGCCGGTGTAGGCTCGACATACGCAGGTTCCGACCTGGGTGTGGCGGTCGCAGCGCCGCTCCAGGGAATCGCGGGGGACACAACGTGGGCGGCAAATATGTCGTTCAACGCTGGCGTGCCGCGTCCGCTAACTCTGGATCTGATGCAGCAGACGTTTGACGAGTGCGAGGAGATTGGTCAAGCCACACCAACGATCTTGCTCACCTCCTACGCGGTGCGGCGCAAGTATCTGGATCTTCTGGTCCCAGATCGCCGTTACACGGGTGCAAACACCTATGAGCTCGACGGCGGATTCCGCGCAGTGGACTACAACGACGTGCCGATGGTTGTCGACAAGGATTGCCCTGAAGCGACGATCATGATGCTGTCGGAGCCCAATCTCGCCATCTACAGGACGGCGGATTGGCACTGGCTCGACAAGGACGGGGCTATCTTGTCTCGTGTTGTCGGGCGCGACGCCTGGGAGGCGATTCTGGCGGAATACTCCGAGTTCGCGACCGATAGGCGCAACGCGCACGGCGCTCTCGGTGACATCGCCATCTGACCGAGATCACTCCAGTATCCCCGCCGGGCGACGAGCTCGGCGGGGGGCCAACTATTCCAAAGGAGGATCACATGATCCGTCATCGCAACTTCGACAAGAACGGGTTTCCCCACCTGAACTGCAACGGGGGAATGATCGGGTGGCTCTACGCGGACCCCAACTACAACCTGGCGGCGATTGTCGATACCAGTTTGGCGGCAGGTACGGCGGTCACGCTGTTGAAGACGACGAACCCAGGGCACACGCAGTCCATCGCGTTCACGATTGGGGGGTCGGGAACCTTTGACGCGGTTTTCGAGGTCGTCGGAATCGACCAGTACAACATCCAGCGCACCGAATCGGTGGCGGTTGCCGGCTCCAGTGGTGTGATCCATACCCTGTGGGCCTACCAGTCGCTTGTGTCTATCACTCCGACCACCGTCACCTCCACGACGGGGACGGCGTCCGTGCAGATCGGAAGTCAGCCAGCCGATGCCGATTGTCGAGTGGCGCTACCGGTTCCGTTGACGGGTGCGGCGGAGCTTCGGAGCTACGCGCATGGTGGTGGTGCCGATCCTACGGAGCCGTCGTTCACGGTGGATCTACGTCGTCAGGTGGTGCTGCCTGGTTCGACGGGTGTCGGTCCATTCTTCCTCCAGTACAACTTGCGAGATCAGACCGTCCGGTAGACCACATGGAAGCACCGAAGCACATCGTCAAAGAGCTCAAGAGCTACGATCCAAAACTGTCGGTCCAATGGGACAACCGGCTCCAACGATTTCGCGTTTTCCGTGAAGGTCGTTCTGGTCAAAAGGTTTCGGTCATGACGGTTCAGGAGTCTGACGGTGGGTTTCGCCCTCTTGATCGTCGGGTGTTGGAGACCCTTGCGTCTTGCGACACCTGGCGGTTTGGCGGGACCGATTGGTCACGATGGAATAGCACCGGGCGCAGGGAGTACATGAACGCGGGCGGGATGAAGGAGGACGAGAACGACACCTTCAAGGAGCGTTTCGACGGTGCGGCGGAGAAGCGATACCACGAGTGCGCGGGAGAGCTCGCGGAGAGGATGCACCACGCTCTGAAAAACGACCGGAAATACTGCCAGCACAATGATCGGGCGACCAATGTGGCGCTTGGTCGCATGGCGGACGAGCGTGAGGAGGCCGAGTTCATCCAAGAGAATCACAGCGGTGTATTGGTCTGGGACCGCCAGCTTGGTTATGCGCGACCCGCCCGCAAGGGCGAGGACTACCACAAGCCGATCACATGAATCTAACTCAGCTCATTGAACGGTGTCGCGACAAGGTCGCGGACAACTCGTCAATCGCAAACGCACCGAAGCAATGGAGCGATGCTCAGGTGGTTCGTGAGCTGAACAGCGCCCTGTTTTCGATCTGGAACGAGGCGATTAGCCTTGACGAGAACTTTGGCTTGTCGGTGTCAACGGCGGCAGACCTCGGGATGACATTCACCGCGGCCAGCTTGGCCGGTGGCATACTTTCGGCACGGATGCCAAAAACGGTCGGCCATCTGAAATACGTCGAGGAGTCGGTCGAGTCCGGCAACTTTGGAAAGCCTGTAGACCCCATTAACTTCCGGCAGTTCTCTGGGTTTTCACCGACGCCAAGGTTTTCCAACACGCCCGAGGATCGGGGATTCCTGCTTGGCGGTGATGGCGTGATCCATGTGACCCGACGAGATACCGACCCAAATGAGTCACTGATGAGGGTGTGGTATCTGAAGAGGCCGGCGCCGCTAATGAGGTTTACAGCGACCTATGTGTCATCGTCGGCGTTCTCGCTGAATCTGATCTCCGACGTGGCTCTGGGGCGTCTGACGCTTCATACGAACCACTACTCAAACACCTACGTCACTGCGGTGGCTAATGGCGCGTCCTGGGCGGGACTTCAGGATATGGAGTATCTCGTGGCGGGAAGTGGTGTGGCGGTCCACCCGACCTTCGGAATGACAATCGACGCCGCCACTCCGCTGCCGTCAGGAAGCGGGACGGCGACGTTTGAAACGGTGCCCGACTGGCCCGAGGAGCATCATGAGTACATCTCAATACTGGCGTCTGCTCAGCTTCTCGAGAAGGGCAGTGATCGGGCGGGCCTGGTGGTATTGCAGGAGGCCGCGCGTAAAAAGCGCGCGGAGTTCATGACGGCGCTGGAGAACCGGCAACTTGTGAAGGCGCGCGAGGTTCTCTTTGAAGAGGACGTTTAGGTGTCGAGCTCGTTCACTCTTACCGACGATCGGACTCACGGATGGCATGTCAGCCAGGTCGTCAAGGACAGTGTGACTCGAGCATTTGTAGCGGCCCCATTTTTCAACTTCAGATACTACGACACCGTGGCCTCGTCGGTTTTGTCTCTGCTGTCGTCGGACGCGGCATGGGGGACACCGTCCAAGAACGAAACCGCGACATCATTTGACATAACGTGGACGCACACAGTGCAGTCGTGGGAGGTCCGAATCGACGGGAGCCTTGTCAATGATGACATGAAGCTCTCAGCAACGATCACGTTGGGCGCATCAGAAACCCGGTATGTGTTTGATTCGGTGGAGCTCCAGTGGACCGTCGCGAATATCGCAGCGAGTGCCGCAGACAACTACGCATATCTTCCGTTCAGGACTGGGGTGACGTACCAGGACCCTGCCGTCAACCAAACATCGGAGCTCACGTTTGGGCACCCGTCGTCGGTGGGTTGGTTGAACACCTCGGCCAGTGGTGGCAACGAGTGCGGAATTCAGCTCTTGGCGTTTTGGGATGACAACGCGAGGACGGGTCTTGGTGTCTGGTGTGACGACCTGGTGGGGCGCGGAAAGTCGTTCACCATGCTGGGGAACGCGGGCACAAACACCAGGTTCGGCGTTCGCATGTATGGCTTCGATAACCGGCTTGGAACTGGTGGCTCGTCAGACGGAGCCATCGCCTGGTCGGTGTACTTGACGGCGATGGACGGCGAAGAGTGGGACTTTGCCGACTACTACCGTCAGCGCATGGTGGCGCTGGGTCATCCGCTTCAGGCGCGTGGACGAAAGGCTGTAAGAGGTGGCAAATTGTCGCAGCTCATGGTCTACGTCTGGGGTGACGCGAACCCTGTGACCAATCCCGACATGATTGAGGAGATGAGGAGGTTCTCGAGCCACTATGGACTGGTTCGTGAAAATCTGATGTTTGCGTTCTACGGGTGGAACAAGCAGGGGGATATTGACCAGGGCGAGCCGGACTGGTTCCCATCGACACTATCGTCAGATGTTGCTCAGTCGATACGCACGCACTGCCAACTGGTTCCCTATGTAAATCTGACGAGCGCAGACGCATCAACGCCCCAGTACACGGGACTGGAAATCGACACGCAGAGGATCAAGGACGAAAACGGCGACGACAACACCGTGACGATCTCTGGCACGGTGCGGAAGATCCCGATGTATAGGGACTCGGCAATCCGTGGCATGGTGTGTCAGCACTATGTGAAAGGTTTGGTTGACGCGATTGGTCGTTTTGACGGCGTCTACTTTGACTTTTACTCGGTGTTTGGTCCTCCTGTCGTCCACAATTCGTCATGGAACGCGGCGGAGCGCGGCGAGGGATCGGAAAAGTGGATGGAGTTCCAGAGGAAGACTCAAGAGGACATGGTCGCTCTTGGTAATTCCTTGGCATCGGAGCCGGGTGACCCGACCGGATTCGCCATCGGGATCGAGGCGCCGATCGAGATATTGCTGCAATCGGCGGAAGCGTCAGGGTCCCGATTCGTAGGCACAGAGCTGGGCGTCAGCGCCGGAGATGGGGTTTACTGTTTGACGCCGCTTCAGGTGTCCATCGGAGAGTATGTGGACTTTGTTCACACGGACGGGCTCGAGCACCCGCCGAACGTCGCCAACTACGACGAACGACTGGCATACCTCATCTACTCCAAGATCATCGGAGGTGGAATACCTACGTTCAGCCGCGACACGCCTGGGTTCAATTACATCAGCTACTTCCCGCAGCCTGGTGAACCCGACTATGCGAGCTGGTACACGACGCACGCGCAGCCACTCATGGACGAGTTCGCCAAGGTCATAGGAACGAATGGCGGCTTTGTTCGTCAGGCGCGCTTCTTTCGCAAGATGAGGGCGTTGCCAGGTTCACTTGAGCGGTGGCACAAGGAGAACGGGACGCCAACGGTCACCGTGGGGAGCGTTGAGCTGCCATCTGCATCGACGCCGTCGATCGCATCGGGAGCCTACTTTGACGAGTCCAGCGACCAGTGGGTGGTGATCCTTTTGAATTGGCGTGGAAGCTCTCAGAGTTTCACTGTGTCGATGCTCGCCGCGGATTATCCGAATCTATCGGGTGCGTGGGATGTCATGGAGCTCGACCACGACAGCGGTAGTCTTTCACTGTTCGGCACTGCGACCAACACATGGAACAGCGGTAGTCTTTCGATACCGGCGTTTGAGGGCCGATATTTCGTATTGCATCGGCAGGGGCTCCGCGTGACCGCACCAAAGATCCAACACCAACAACAGTCGGTTTCTCCAACCGAAGGAGTCTGAAAATGCCAAGGTCATCATCGCGCTCGAGAAACCGCTACGCGGCCAAACAAACAGTCACAAACTCCGGCGTCCAGGTCACCTTTCCGAAAGCTGTGGACCGTGTGCTCATCAGTGTCGAGACGGCGGTCCAGTTGACGTATCGACCGGATGGGACAACGCCCGCTGACCCAACCGCACTAACCGCGTCAGCAGCGGAGAGCGGAATCAGGGATCTGCCGGTGGGAGTGACCCACGTTCTCGAGGCCACGGAAGGCAGCGGAACCTGGTCGTTTCGGACGGATGTCAACTCCGTAGCATGGGTCGAGGGCCAAATCTCTGCGGGCCTGAGCGAGTAGATGCCGGAGAAGAAGAGGCCATCTCCCAGTATTGCAGAGGGTCTGTTTGACCGGGCAAACCCTCTGCAAATCAGCGATGCCCATGCCTCGCATGTCCGCAACGTGATGTTTAACCGGCTGTCGGCGGAACAGTGCTACGGATATCGAAAGCTGCACGCCGATCGACCCAAGATGGGCGCAATTCACTTCGACCCGGCGCAGCGGGTTCTCTCGATCAAATCGGTGACCAGGTGGCGGGATGGGTACGCATACGCGCCAACGTCGGAGAGGCTCCAGAAGACGCCCCAGCAGATTGACTACAGCGTCCGACTCGAGGAGCAGGCCGTGTTTCCTGCGTCGGGCACGAGCTCGTCACGCATGTATGGCGGCATCAGTGGGCGCTACCAGGACACGTTTGGTACTCAGAGAGCGGGTGGCGAACATCAGTTTTTCCCGTGTGTAGCCCTTGGCGCTCGAGAAGTGGAAAGCCCGGATTGGTGCGCGGGCGTGGGTGTGGTGAAGCCTGAAGGGTTGCGCGACAACAGTGGAAACGTCGGTGAGCCGGATCGCGTGACTCCGGTGTTTTACTGGTGGGATGCGACAAACGAACGCCTTAATGTCGCCGCTGCGGACCTGACGATCCAGCCCGGAGTGGATTATCACATAACGATGACGATACCGTCATCCGGGTCCGGCGTGTGGTATGTCAACGGCGTGGCGCAGACAAGCCTGACCAACCACGGACTCTCGGCGCTTCCCAACCAGGCGGGTCTGACCACTCACCCGTATGCGATCTATTTCGGACGGTGCTACACGAGAGCACCGGATATCGCTTACTCGCAGGTTGAGCGCAAGCACGCCTTCATGGGCAAGCTGGACCTCAACGTAGACGCGGTGACAGCAACCACGATAACAATCACAGGGGAACAACTGGGGTTCACGGGAGCTCCAGCAACCTCCTATGTGAACTACCGGGTTCGAGTTCTGAACGGCACGGACGCAAACCGCGTATACACGATCAGCGCCGCAGCATTTACGCCTGGTGATACCTGGCAGTTCACCATACCGACTCATGGCATCGTCGTGGGCGACGATGTGGACATCATTCCGCAGGTGGAGCCGATACCGGCGGAGGCGTCAGTTCAGGAGGTCCGAGTCTGGGAGACGGCGCAGACTCCTGGGAGTATCGCCAACATGGCGGGCATTCAGGCCGTGTCGGACCCGCGCGATCAAAGCCTTGGGCGCAAACCCATGTCGGTCGCAGGATTCGGTGACGGCAACCTGCACGATCTCATTGCCTACTGGCCGATGAACGACGACGGTGGGACCACGGTGCGCGACCTGGTTGGAGAGTCGCATGGTGTATTTGGTCCGTCTCTTATCGGCATCGTGGATCAAGGGGGCGGTATCGGGCCACGCGAGTGCTGGCTTGACGGGGAGACCACAGCGATCCAGGTGGACATGCGAGACGAGCCAAACCTCGATCGCAATCTGGCGTGGAATCTTGGTCGTGACAACGCAGGAGATCAGCACTGGAACTTTTGTGCTCGGATGGCGTTTCGTGCGGGTAGTTGCGTCTACGACATCAACGCGGGGTCGATCACGGACCATATCTACGAGGTGCTGTTTTCGATTGGGGCGCCTGGCGAGTCGCCTCTTCTTGAATGCCGCATGACAAGATTCGGATCGCCATCAGAAAACCGGATCTACTTTGTCCTTCCTGACGGCACAACGTCAACGCTGCCATCGGGTCAGAACCCGGTTCCAGGCACCTGGTACAACGCGATCGTTGGAATCGAAGCACTGACGGATGGATCGGACCAGCACTACGTCTATTTCCAATCGTTCAGCGCCGACCGATCATCGTATGGGTCGTTTTCGTCCGTAATCACGCTTGGTGATCGTGCGCTGGACCCATCGACGGAGTATTTGATTGCGTTCGGATCGAGTGTCTCGGGGACCCAGGACAAGGGGTCACAGAGGAAATGTCACGCGCTTCTTGGACTGTCGGTGTTGGGGTACGGGTTTCATCCGGCCCACACGGCAAATAGCTTGGCGGCGTCCGCGCTGGCGCCGTTCATGGACTTCGGTCTCTTGGAGTCACGGGAGGAGGCCCACCCGCCAATCACTGGACGAACGTCGGGAGGGACGTACACGAAGGGAAGCAGGGATGTCGTGACCACGGGCGCGGATGACTTGCAGCCAGGTCTCCGAAGATGGCCCATTGCGGCAGCCGAGGTGGAGCTCGTGCTGCGCCGAGAGGATCGGGCTGATGTCTTCGTGTCGGACCACTTGGTCATTGACACCGTATCGTCAAGCACCGCGTCCCTTCTTGCTGTGCATCAGGGCGAGACAGTGCGCGGCGCCACTGTTCGAGCGGTGTTGTGGTCCGGTTACACCAATTTCGGAACGATCGAGCCCGCGTTTGATCTCGATCTAAATGCGGGTCGCGACTCCGACTCAGACTTTGCGATCACTGACGAGGTCTTTCGAGACATAGCGGAATCCGCGGCAAGTTTTGATTGGGCGATCGACCCAGCATATGAGTTTCTCTCGCCCCATCGGGTGGCGCCGACTTGGTCTCGTGGTCTGGTAACCCGCTTTGATATAGAGGTGGCGAGCGTCCATCAGTTCAAGACTGACGACGGCTTAAACCAGATGCTTTTTGTCGCTGGCGGTTCGCTGCACGAGGCGGATGATCGCTGGCGTCGAGGGCGACCTTGGGACCATGACGGGTACTGCCTGGAGTTCCGTGTGATTGGCGATGTGGAGAGGCGCCGGTTGGAACGATCCCAGGAGGGGCTTCAGATATACAACATGGCGACGAAGCCGCTGGCGGACGATGCGCTCGAGATTCCCGCGACGCAAGCGTATCTC